GTCCCGAGCGGATGGGTGCAGACTTTTACGTCCCCCTCCCCTGTTGGGCCTCTTGGGCGGTCTTGGCGCGGTGGCATGCGGGGCAGATCGTCTGCAGGTTCGCCAGATCGTCTGTGCCGCCCTGACTCTTGTTAACCTTGTGGTCGACGTCACGTCCTGCAGTCACATCGCCACGTTCAGCGCATGGCTGGCAGAGGTAGTTGTCTCGACGCAGCACGACCAACCTGAGCTTGTCCCACGCCGAGCCATAGCCTCGCTCGTGCCTGCTGCCTCTGTGCTTGTCCGCGAACGTGTTGACGTGCGGATGGTTTGCGCATCTTGACGCGCCGTGCACTAGCACACCGCAACCCGGGAACGTGCACGGGCGCGGCGCTGCTTGCGGCATTGGATGATCTTTTCGGGGAGTTGCACAGGCTTGCTGTAGCCCGTTGCTGTTGTGCCTGCCTGCTGGCCGCACCATTTCCACAGCTTGCCTGAAATGTACAGGAAAGGTCTAAGGAGTAAAACCCCCAGCGAGCACAACAGACCGCGCATCCTTCTGCCTGGCTGAGCGCTCGGAGAACCACAACGCCAGCGCCTGATCTGCCTGCGCCAGCTGCTCTTTGATGGTGGACTCGCCACGCATCTGGATACGCGCAATATCCTTGACACCTTTGCCCTGCGGATAGTGCAGCTGCAGCGTCTCGTACAAGTGCGAGCGCGTGAACTTCAGCGACTCCACCGCGTTGTCTGTGATGCCAGCGTCTACGTCATCCACCGGGATGGACGCCTCACGAAACCCGCTCTGCACCGCCTCACGCAGAAAGCTCGACTGCTTCGCAAAGCCCAGCGAGCCCGACGCCTCGCGGCACTTCCACAGCGCCCAGTTGTTCAGCCGCAGCTTGACCCACTCGATGCGCGCCGCCATGCTTAGCCAGCCTCGACGGGTTGCGCCGCCACCGTGCCGGCCATGTTGCAGGCAATGCGCCGGGCCAACGCCCTGCTGCGCTCGTCCATCGCCACATGCGCCAGTGGTCGCAGATCCGCGCCGTGCACAGACCCCTGCAGCGTCGACGGAATCGGCAGGCCAGGCTCTGTGACGGGCACAGCAACCACCTCGGCACAGGCAGCAGCGGCATCCGCCGCGAACACCCGCTCGCGGTACACCGCCCACTGCTCCCCCTGCCCGACGCCAAACGCCCGCTCGTCCCACGGCGGCAACCCGAGCTGCTGCGCTCTGCGCTCCACGCCGGCCCTGGTATCGCGCCAACGCCAGCCCGGCCTGGGCTTTTTGGTCGACGGCTGCCCGGCTTTCGGCATTCGCTCGCCAACTGCGCTGGCCACCGCCGTGCACCCGGCCCCGATCCCGCTTTCCTGAATTTCAAAAAAGGCCCCCCGTGCCAACGGGGGGTTGGGGGGTATTGAATTCATGGGTAATACCGGGTTGGGTGACACAGCTGTGTCACCCGATAAGCCTTGGGTGTCACCCGTTGTGGATAACTTTTGCAACTTATCCACAGGTTTGCACACAGGATTTCCAGCGCGCACGGGTGCCAATTTGTCACCCGTGGCCTTGGGCTCGGTGCGCCGGTCTGGCACCGCTGCGGGCGGCACCGGCTCGCCACCGGCAAGCCACTCAGGGCTGATGCAATACTCGTTGCAGTCACCCCGCCGCCCGCTGCTTTTGCGCACCAGAATCAGCCAGCCGCTTGCCAACATCACATGCAGCAGACGCTGCACACCGCGCTCGCTCTGCGCGCTTTTCAGCGCCAGCCGCGCCACGCTCGGGAAAATCCGCACGCCCGTGTCTGTCGCCTCATCAGCCAGCGCCAGCGCCAGCAGACGCTCGTTGCCACCCGCCGGATAGCGCTTGAACACCGCGCTCATCACCTCAACGCTCATGGTATCTGCCCCAACCTTCCAGCGCACTGCGCAACTCCACAAACCCAACGCCGTACTGCGACGCATCCACCGCGCCGCTGGCCTGCCTGGGCGCGTACTCCGCCACCGGCTTGTTGCGGTACTCCACATCACGAAAGCCCACCACCTCCAGCTCTTCGCCGCGCACCATGTTCTTCACCGTGTGCAACGCTGCGTCATTGCCCACACAGGCCGCCGCCGCCAGCTCCTTCAACGTGGCGCCCTTGTGCGCACCGCTTGAGCGCTCGCGGATCGTTGGCACCAGCTCGCACGCCGAGCGCATCAACGCCTGGCGCACTTCACCGCACGGCCGCCCATTGGGCCGGTCCGCACCGCCACCACCGGAGAACACGCCAGCACCGCCGCCGCCACCACTCCGAAACACCTGCTGCACCATGGCACACGCTCCCGCAATGTTTGTCCACCACACCACAACCCACAGAGCCAACAGCAACAGCTACCCCTCCACCATGTCTGGGAGCGCTGCATACCTGGAGTGCTGCTCGCGCGCCGACCCATTCATCGTGGTGAGCGCCTCACCAACGATCTGCTGGCTGCCAGCGTCAAACCACGCCGCGCGGAACGCCTCGGGCGTGGGCACGTCTGCGCCATCGGGCGGCATTTCAAAAAACGCAAACTCCAGCCCGCGCGCCAGCTCGAACTCGATGGACGCGCCGCGGCTGTTGCGCCAGCCGGGCAGCAGCACGATGGCGTCGCACTGCACCAGCTGCTTGATGCCCATGCGCATGTAGCCGAGCCATGTGTCGCACACCGGCTTGGGGTTGTCCGCAGGGTTGGCCACCGTGTAGCCCGCAGCGCGCAGCCGCTTGGCCGCGGCGCGGAAGGCCGGGTAGTTGTAATCGGGCAGCCCGGTCATGGGCCCGGCGAGATAGACCCTCATGCCACACGCTTCCCAAACGGAACCGCAGCCAAACCGCTGGCGTCGCCCTTCGGCTTGGCCGTCTCGTGCACCGCCGTGGCGTGGGCCAGCATGCGCTGGGCTACCACCTCCAGCTCGCCCCACTGGCGGCCCAGGTCGGCCAGCTCGTTGGCGGTGACCTTGCCGTCGGCCAGCGCGGCGCTGTAGGCGGCCACCACGTCGCCGAACTCGCGGGCCATGTCGCCCACCAGGCGCAGCGCGTCTTCGCCTGCGTCGATGCTCAGCACCGGCAGCGGCAGCACCATCGCACCCAGCTCGGCGGCGAAGGCGTTCAAGATGCGCATGTCGCCCGTGCGGGTGGACATGGCCACCGCAGTCTTCAGGCCCAGCTTGGCACCGCCTGCGCCGGCCAGCTCGTGCGCGAAGGTGCTGGGCGGCTTGTCGATACGGGCGGCCAGCGCGTGGGCGCCGCCGGGGTAGTCTTCAGCCACGCAGCGCGCGGCGTCAAGAACGGTGGGCATGGTGTGGAAACTCCAGCAGGTTGTTGCCATTGGCACAAAGACGGCCAGGCGCCACAGTGGCAACATGGCCACCACCCGACGCCCGACGATTGAAAGAAGAAAAGCCCGCGCGGCCCCGTGGCGCCCAAGGCCGGGCGCTTGCCTGCGCGCGGCCAGTTGGAGACAGACGAGGAGTTGCTACGCGGGCGCACCGGACTTGATGGCCGCGCGGGTGGAAAACGGGCGGGTGCATGGTCATTCGACGGCCACCCCAACAGCAAATCGAGTGCGCGGGTCGTACACCTTGGCTGCCAAGCGCCGCGCCGCGCTCTCCAGCGCCAATCGCACCTCGGCAGCAACGATCCGGCGCACCCACTGTGCCGATGCTCCAGATGAGTGGCGCATGCGCGCCCTGCGGATTGCGCGTTGCTTCATGTCATGCCCCCTTCCCCTTCGGCTTACGATGGCGGATCTCACCCCAACCATCGCCACCAAAGGAGCAGACCACCATGACAGCAGACTCGATCCCACTGTTTCCAGTGGCGCAACTGACCGTGGGCCCCGTCCCAAGGCTCGGGCTCGTTGTCATTCGGCCGGACTTTCTGACGACGCTGATGGATCGCCCGCAAGATGCGCAACAAGGCCGGACGTATGCCCTGACGCCGCTGCAAGCTCAGTACCTGATACAGCAAATACAGTCGGCACTTGCGACGCTGCAAAACGCACCGTCTCAAGATGCGCAAGGTCCGAAGCACTGAGCGTCTGCTGCATCTCAGACCCCCTGCGCCGCTACGGAATTGATAGCTGCGGAAGTCCGAACGGCGGGGACTCCGGGCGGTTTTTGCTCCAACTCAGGCCAATAAAAGGCGTACTTGTCGGGCCACCGTGCGCGCCGCGTGAAGCGGCCTTCGCTCTTGATTTCAATCTGGGCGGCCAGCTCGCGCAGGCGGCCCTCAGGGATGCCGTCTTGCAGCCAGCCATGCACGCTGGGCGCCTTGATGTCGAGCATGCGAGCCACCGACGTAACGCCGCCGAGCAACTGGATGATTTCTGCGTCAGACATGACAGATGTGGACATGCCGCGATTATTAGGCATTCCTTATCTGCGTGTCAATAGGCAAACCTTACATGATTTTCATTAGGCTGACCTTATGAAAACAACACTCGCTGACCGACTCAAAGAAGCCATGCAGGGGCCGCCAAAAGTGACCGGGCAGGCACTTGCAAAAGCATGCGGAATCAAGCCGCCATCTGTCAGCGATTGGCTCAGCGGCAACACCAAGAGAATGGACGGTGTCAACCTCATCCACGCGGCAGAATGCCTGCGTGTCAACCCCAAGTGGTTGGCCACCGGCCTGGGCTTGAAGCACACGCTGCCGATGGGCATCGCGTCCATCGCGCGAGAGGGCTCGCCGGACTACACCACCGGCCAGGCACTGGACGCCTGGACCTACGAAGCCATTGCCATCATCAACAACCTGACCGAGCCGCAGCGGGAGGGCGCCCTCGCGGTGCTGCGCGCCTACGCTGCCAACCTGGGCCCTCCCCGAGACGGCCAAGCTCTACAAATGGCCGCTTAAAAGTGGGGCGCACGGCGGACGGGCGGCACCCGATCCCCGGCAAAAGCAACTTGAACTGCTCGAACGGCCAAGCGCCACGCAAGAAGAAGCACCGTAGCCCACTGCACACCCTGGCGCGTTGAGCAGCCACCATGCTCATCACCACATCTGCCATGCTGTGCCTCGTCATTGCCGTCCACGACGGCGATACCCTTCGCGCCCAGTGTGAGGCGCCCTTCGCAACCCAGGGCGGCCAGCCCAGCACCATCAACGTGCGACTGGCCGAGATCGACGCGCCCGAGATGGCGCAACCCTGGGGCCGGGCCAGCCGTGACGCACTGCGCGTGATGTGCCTGCACAAACCGGCCACAGTGGCGCCCGTCACCATCGACCGCTTCGGCCGCACCGTGGCACACGTCAGCTGTAAAGGTGTGGACGCATCACGTCGCCAGGTGGAGCGTGGCATGGCTTGGGTGTACGTGAAATATGCGCCGGCGGGCACTCCGTTGCTGGCGCTTCAAGCCAGCGCGCAACACCACCGACGCGGCCTATGGCGTGATGGCGACGCCATCAACCCGGGCCAGTGGCGTCACCCCGGCAAATAGCTGCGCTACAGCGTCAGCGCCTTGCGGCGCGCCACCGCTGCCGGTGAATCAATCGGGATCAGCTGCGCAGATCCGCACGCCGGGCAGGCCCGGTGCTTCGAGGTCAGACGCCACACGCTGTAGATCAGCCCTGGCACGATGAAGCACAGCCACAGCACCAGCTCCACGGCCATGCTTCCCTTCGTCACGTCTTTGGGCAAAGCCTCGGTGCCACACGCCGTGCAGTGCATCGTGCCGTCTTTGCCGGACATCACCTCCCTGAAGCCCTGCCATACCCTCGATACCACAAAGTACACGATTGCTACCGTCAGCAACGTCCTGAAAATACTCATACCGTCCATAGGCACCTCCAAGCACTCACGGTAAGCGATTCGCCTCAAAAATGTCAAACTGAAAATAAATTAGGAATCCCTATTGACACCACGGTAAGGCATGCCTAATAATCTGACTCATTCCACCACGGAGTGAGCCAGATGAACACAGCAACACAACCCACCGCAGCCAAGCTCTGCACCCCCAAGCGCAAGGCCACGTCCGCCTGGCCTTTGCGCAGGCCGTCGTCAAAAGAGGAATTGTTCAGCTCGTTTTGGGCCGTCCACGCGATTGAACAGACCCTGATGCTTGAAGCGCTCGAAGCCGATTGGCGCCAGCGCATTCGCCGTCTGCCCGACGTTTTAAGCCAAGCCATTTCGGCCAGCACCATCATGCTTGAAGATCGCGTCAAGTTCCACGTTCCGCAGTGCCGCGACGCAGGCGGACTGCTGTTCTGCTGGGAAGGCTCCAGCGTCATGCACACACCCATCCCGGCGGCGCAGCCATGAATACCTTTGCTGCCATGTTGCTGGTTCTGGTTGTTGCCGGATGTAGCGACGGTCCCGCCAAACCCAATACGCTGATCCTCTGCGATCCGATGACTTGGGATGCTTACGTTGCGTCTCGCGGCGGCAACAGGTATTACATCGAGCGCGCAGCTCAGATGGACAGCTTGTGCAAAAAGGCACCGCAATGACCACCGCCGTCATTGACCTGCTCAAGCGCGCCCCACTGGTGCAGTGCGTCGGCGCAGACTTTGAAGCGCAAACCATCACCTTCCAACTGCCGCGCGGCATGGTTGTTGCCGCTGGGCATTACGGACTGATCGGTCGCAATGAAGCGCGCCACGCCATCGCACTGGACGAGAAGGCCGCGCACACACGCTTGGCCGACGACGGCTTCGGCCAGCTCATGGAGGTGCAGCCATGACCATCACCAACGCCACAGACTATACCGACGGCCGCCCCGGCAGGCGCTGCCGCCTGGCGTACAGCCACATCACATCGCTCACCACGCCGCCGCCCGCGCAGCACGAGGCCAAGTGGCGCGCGCTGCGCACCTTCAAGGCAGCGGCCACGTATTCGCGCCGGCACGACGGCAAGGAACTCAGCGCCACGCTCACGTTTGACGGCGACGCCCATCCCACGTACAGCATCACGCTGGGCCCGTGGGGCGGCGTGAAGCTGCGCAAGCTCACCAGCGTGGCCGCGAGCACGCCGAGCGATGCGCCGGGTGTTGGGCAGTGGGTGCGGGGAGTGGCGGCATGAACGGCCACATTTCAGCCGACGACCGCCTGGTCTGGAGCCTTGCCAGCGGCACGGTCCTGAAGGCGGCCAAAGATCTGGTGATGGAAGACACGCACGAGCGCTCTTTCACCGCCGGAAAGCAATATCGGGTGAAGTCAATGCATCCGATCTCTGAGCCAGCATTTTTGGTGATGGTCGATGACCAAGGGCACGATCACAAGATGAACGGCGCGCACGTTCGGGAGTTTTTTGACACCGGAAAGAGGGCCGCATCATGATCCGCGCCACCGTCGGCGCGCTCGCCCTCGCCGCCCTGCTGTGCTGGTTTGGCCCCACCGTGCTGGACAACTCTGGCGACTGGCAGGCCAGCGCCGCCGCCACAGACGCGCAGCAACACGCCCAGCGCCAGCAACGCGCCGAGCGCGCTGCGTGGGCCATGTGCGCAGACGCCACCGGCTCACCCAACACTGTGCCCGTCTGGCAGGCAGACGGCAGTGTGCGCTGCGCCACCAAGCGCGGGCACCTGCTGACGAAGGTGGCCACCAAATGATGCGCCGCTTGCTCTTCGTCTGCCAGTACATCGCCGCGCTGCGGGAATACCGCGACCACGCCGCCGCCGTCTACATCGCCCGCCTGGCGCGCAGGCCGCGCCTGAATCGCGGCGCCCGCCGCTCCACGCCACGCATCACTACCCGGAGGCCCACACCATGAACATCTGGACGCTCACCCTGCTGGACGCCACCCTCGTCATCGTGCTGGCCGTCATCGGCGGCCTGCTGCTCATCTGGGCGGGCGACCGGGCCATCAGCCGCCTGTGGCCCGACGACAAGATCGACGCCACTCCCTATGTGGCCCCGGGTCCGGGGTTGGACATGGACGCCATCTACAGCAACCCACGCCTGCGTTTTGCAGACCCTGCGCCCAAGGCCACGAGGCCACCACGCAGCGACGACGCCAACAACGTCAACGCGGGCCTGTGAGGTGGCAGCCATGAAGCCCGGCGAACTCACGGCCAGCGGCACGCTCTTCATGCGCGGCAGCGTGTACCCGCAGCGCACCAGCACGGGGGAGGTGCAATACCTGTTCCCGCTGATCGAGCGGCGCGGCCTGGGCGTGCAGAACGTCACCGGCGTGTGGAGCGGCGTCGAGGCCGAAACCTTCGTCAACAGCCTGGGCGCCACGCTCAAGGCCGGCGCACCGCTGGCCATCACATTCCGCCGGCTGTTCGTGCACAACAACGAGCTGCACGGCGTGATCTATTCCGCGTCGCTCGCGCCGGGGCGGTGGGAGGCAGTCAACACCAAGCCCGCAGCAGCAGCGGCGGCGGCACCAGTTCCCCAACCAGAAACCACAACCTAACCGGAGCTCCAGAGCATGAAAGCCTTTTCTGTATTCATCGTCGACCTCAACGACGGCAAGACGCACACCGGCCTCACAGCCGATCTGGGCGAGCTGCTGCAAACCGTCAAGAACACCGGCCGCGCCGGCAGCATGACGCTCAAGATCAAAGTGGCGCCTGCCAGCAAGGGCAGCCAGGACGTCGACAAGATCACCGTCACTGCAGACCGCAAGCTCGAGCTGCCCAAGCCCGAGCAGCCGTCCGACTTTTTCTGGCTGACGGATGACGCCGAAGTCACTCGCCAGCACCCACGGCAGCACGCACTCGACCTGCGCGACGCCAAAACCATCGACGCCGATGGCGTCATCACTTTCAAGGACGCAGCCAAATGAATGCCCCCACCAATACCCCCGGCGCCCTGAGCGCGCAAGCCCGCAAGCCGCAATTGCTCGAGATGTCGCAAGTGCTTGCCGATCTCACGGCGGCCAGCATCTCGCCGGTGGAGGTTGACGGCGCGTGGTTCGTGGCGCTGCCGCGCGACTACAGCCACACCAATATCACCGCAATGGTGGAGGCGGCGCAACCCGCGCCGGCTCGCCTGAAGGGCACCGTGCAGCTCTGCGCGCTGGACAGCCTTGTCCAGTATTGCAAAGACCAAGCTGACGCCACCGACGGCGCAGACGCCTCGGCCACTGTGCACGGCTACATCTACGCCGACCCAGACGCCACCACCATCACAGCCGTGTTCAATGACCAACGCGGCGCGCAGCCAGGCTGGCGCGACCAGCGTGCCGTCTTCAAAGCAGAGCTGACGCCCGAGTTTGCGCGCTGGAAGGCTAAGAACGCGCAGCCCATGGGGCAGACCGAGTTTGCTGAATTCATTGAAGACAACCTGCAAGACATTACCGAGCCGGCGGCGCAGCAACTGCTCGACGTGGCCACCACCATCCAGGCCAAGGCTGACATCAACTTCAGCAGCGCCAAACGCCTGCAAGATGGCCAGACGCAGCTCGGCTACACCGAGACCATCAACGCCACTGCCGGCGCCAACGGCGCGCTGCAGATCCCCAAAGAGTTTGCGCTTGGGCTGCGCATCTTCAAAAACGGCGAAGGCTACCGCCTGACCGCCCGGCTTAAGTACCGGCTGGCCAACGGCGCCGTCAAGTTCTGGTACGAGCTCAACCGCCCCGAGCGCGCCATTGAAGACGCCTTTGCAGGCTACGTGGAAACGGTGAGCAAGGAAAGCGGCTTCACGGTGCTGATCGGCAAGCCCTGACACGCAAGACAGCGGCCACACGGAGGAAACACCGGAATGAGCACCCAACCAACCCGAACCGGCGCAGGTCCCGCGCCCACCGCCATCGACTGGCAGCCGCTGCAGCATTTTGCAGTCGGCATCCGCCAGCCAGCGGGCCGCCCCGCGTGGCCGCACACCGCGCCCAGCAGCACCATCGTGTGGAAGCGCGTGGCAGACGAGCTGCCCGACGTAGATACCAACGTGCTGCTCGGCCTGGCCGACGGCTTCAGCTGCGAGGGCTTTCTGGACGACGACATTTGGCGCGACGTGTGCGCCGAGGCGCTGGACGACGGCGCCGTGGCGTACTGGGCCGAGCTGCCGCGCGTGGAGGTGGGGCAATGATGCAACAGCACACCCAGCTTAGCGCCATCGCCGGGCGCCCCGCGCGCGACGCCATGGCCCGCCGCGCCGCCACCAGCAGTGCCGCTACCGCAAGCACGGCGCAACAGCACCTGGCTGAGCAGCCCATCAACTACATCAACCCCCGCGAAGGCCAGGGCGCCGGCATCACGCGCGACGTGTGGCTGCTTCTGTACCGCGAAGGCGGCATCTGGACGATGGCCGAGATCCGCGACGCCCTGCCCGAGCTGACCGGCCCGCTGCAAGTGCCCGGCGCGCTGCTCAACATGACCGACCGCGGCTTCGTCATCAAGCACGGCAACAAAGCCAACGGCGTCAAGTACCGCGTCAACCGCGCCTGCCGCATCCCGCAGGGAATCACGCTGGGCGATCTGCTGGACGCGCAGAACATGGTGCGGGAGCCGGCGGAATGAGCGCCTGCCCCGCCGTTGGCACATTTTTGCGCCGCGTGGCGCGGTGCTACGCCCTGCAAGTCACCCACACCGAGCCGCTGCCCGGCACTGACGGCGTTTTCGTCGGCTGCACCCGCTGGGGCCTTGACCGCAACACCGGCCGCCACATCAACGACGGCCACGTCACCAAAGGCTACAGCTACCGCGGCCACTGGCACCGCGTAGGCCGCGACGCATGGCGTCTGGACACCGGCTGTCAATGGGATGCGCCGATCTACTACCGCGAGATTTCCACGGCCCAGCGGCCACAACTGGAGCTGTTTGTATGAGCCGCAATTTCAACGAGCTGCAAGCCTGGGACGCTGGCCGCAAGGTCCGCGAGGAGCGGGCCGCCATGTACCGCAGCCAGGGCATCGACCCGCTGGCAAAGCGCCAGCAGTCGGTGCGCTTCTGGCGCGACATGGCAAAGACCAACAAGCACTACACAGAGCCGGCCTGCCGGCCGCTGTACCGCAATTCCTGCTTCTGGGAATACCTCATGCCCAGGCTGCGCGCCTACCTCACCGACAAAGAACGCGCAGCGCAAAAGGCGTGGCGCGACCAAATGGAGCGCCAGTCTGCCGAATATAGGCGCCAGCAAGCACTCAAGAAAGCCGGGCCTATGCCGTTGTTTGACAGCGCTGCGGCCTGATTACCCATTTCCCCACCCACCCGAAAGTCTCCAACCATGCCAACTGCAACCACCATCCCACCCGTCACCCAGCCCTGGCCAGACCATGGCGGCATCTACGCAGGCATTGCCGCCCCCGACGCCGACCAGCCCGAGCGCCACGTCATCCTGCTGACCGACAAGCCGCCCAAGGCTATGACCCACAAGCAGGCCACCGAGTGGGCCGCATCGCTGGGCAACGGCGCCCGCCTTCCCACCCGCTTCGAGGCCGCGCTGATCTACGCCAACCTGCGCGACAAGATCGAAGACAAGAGCGACTGGTACTGGACCAGCACGCCCGGCTCAGGCGGCTACATCTGGGTCCAGAACTTCTACTACGGCTACCAGAACTACGGCCCCAAGGACAACGAGCTCCTCGCGGTTGCCGTCCGCTGCATTCCGCTTTGATCCTTCAATCCTTTGATCCTTCAACATCATGCCCGCACTCACATTCCCCGTCGAGCTTGAGCTCACGCCCAGGTCGCAAGAACTGCTCAACACCCTCACGCGCTGGCGCGACCAGCCAGCGCCACAACAGCAACCCGCTCAGACCGCGCAACTCGGCATCAGCGCGAGCTTCCAGGGTGGCATCTTCGCCGGCGTCTCACGTGGCGAAGACGGCCAGCCAGACGCTCCGCTCATCCTGCTGCCAGACCGCCCCAAGGCCAAGCTCACCTGGGCCGACGCCAAGGCATGGGCAGAGGGCCTGGGCGACGGTGCGCGCCTGCCCACCCGGTTTGAGTCTGCACTGCTGTACGCCCACCTGCGCGACCAAATGAACACCGACGACTACCACTGGACGAATACGCCCAACTCTGACGGCCTCGCCTGGGTCCTGTACTTCGACAGCGGCTACCAGTACTACTTCCACAAGGGCGGCCTGCTCTTGGCTGTTGCCGTCCGCAGATTCAATCCTTCAACCCTTTGATCCTTCAACATCATGCCCGCACTCACATTCCCCGTCGAGCTTGAGCTCACGCCCAGGTCGCAAGAACTGCTCAACACCCTCACGCGCTGGCGCGACCAGCCAGCGCCACAACAGCAACCCGCTCAGACCGCGCAACTCGGCATCAGCGCGAGCTTCCAGGGTGGCATCTTCGCCGGCGTCTCACGTGGCGAAGACGGCCAGCCAGACGCTCCGCTCATCCTGCTGCCAGACCGCCCCAAGGCCAAGCTCACCTGGGCCGACGCCAAGGCATGGGCAGAGGGCCTGGGCGATGGCGCACGCCTGCCCACGCGGTTCGAGTCTGCATTGCTGTACGCCCACCTGCGCGACCAGATGAACACGGACGACTACCACTGGACAAATACGCCCGGCTCAGACGGCTACATCTGGGTCCAGTACTTCAACGACGGCAGCCAGTACCACTACCACAAGGGCTACGAGCTCCTCGCGGTTGCCGTCCGCAGATTCAATCCTTCAGCCCTTTGATCCTTTGAGGCTTGCGCCGCCATGTCATTGCACACCGATCTGCCCATCTACCGCACCGGCGTCGACCTGGTGAAGCTGGCATTTGCCGTCCAACAGCAGATGCCGCGCACCTTCAAGCGCACGCTCGGAGAGAAGATCACCGTGCATTGCACCGACATGCTCGACCTCATGGCCATGGCCAATGCCAGCCGTGGGGCCGAGCGCGCGGCGTACATCAACCCACGCAAGACCGTGCTTCAGTTCGTCGAGCGCGGCATCGACTTCGTGGGCCACGTCATCAAGCCCTGGCGCAGGACGACCAGACCACGCACCGTGCGCCGTGCCGTGCAGCGCCTGGCCACCATGCCGGCCAGCGACACCTTCGCCGCCGGTAACAGCTACCTCGGCGTGATCGGCCAGGCCAGCCACAGCCACCACGACCGCAGCCTGATCGCCAACGTCCTGCGCGATCGCGGGCATGCGGTCAAGGGCGACCTGAGCAAGATTTATCGGAGAGCAACATCATGAGCAATGACACTGACAAGCTGGTCGAAGTCCCAGCCTACGAAGCCAGCAACTACGGCCAGATCCTGACGATCCTTGGCATGGAGGAAGAGGGCGACCCAGTCGCCGAGATCTCCACGATGCGCCTTGAACTTGAGGCCGCGCGGATTGACAACGCCAACCTGCGTACCGCCTTGCGCTTCTATGCGCGCGGCGAGCACTACAACACCGACCCAGCCGAGGAGTTCGACACGGTATCCGGTGAGCCAGGGAACTGGCTTTACAGCGGGCTCGAAGACAGCACGACAGGCATTGAGGACGGCGGCATCGCATCACTTGCCCTGCGTGGTGAATTCCTGAATTTTCAGGCCGACGGCGAAGACTTCACTCCAGACCCGATTGATGGCGAGCGGCCATTCACGCCCCAACCCATCGACAAAGCAGCATGACTCTCACCCTCCAAATCATCGCCGCCGTGTTTGGCATGGCCGGCGCGTGGCTGCTTCGCAAGCCTGACCACCGCGCGCCCTGGGCGTTCGTGTTGTGGCTCATCAGCAATCCGGCCGCGATCACATTCAGCCTGCTGCAGGGCAACTGGTGGATGGCAGCGATGTTCACGCTGTATCTGTGGCTGGCGATCGAGTCGACATTCAACTGGTTGGTGAAGCCGATGCCGGAAGGGAAAGAATGATGCCCGAGCTCATGACCCTCGATGAGATCGCCGAGATGTGGCGCTGCTCACGCCGGCACGCTGGCGACGTGCTGGTGAAGTCGCCTGGCTTCCCCGCACCAGCACCCGGCTCAGGACCCAAACACAGGGTCTGGCTGGCCTCTGACGTGCGCAAGTTCGCACGCGGCAAGCCCGCACAAAACCCGCACAACACGCTGCAGGCCGCATGAATGCTAGGTTTTGATTCTGGCCCCGGGCACCATCCCTATAGAACATCGTGCGTAATGGCACGTAATCGCGTAGGGCAGCACAGAGCAGCGCTGTATGATTGCGCAAAGCTCCCCGCCCGCGCGTTCGCCCAAATCCCGCACATGGCCTACATCCGCCCGTACCGCTCCAGCTGGCGCGCTGAAGTGCAGCGCAATGGGCAGCGCACGTCCAAGACCTTCGACACCAAGCGCCAGGCACAGGCGTGGGCCACCGAGCAGGAAGGCACCGCCAAGCGCCTGGGCGCGGGCTGGCGCACCTTTGGCCAGGCTGTTGCGGAGTACGAGGCCAGCCACACTACCCGCAAAAGGTCGCAGCAGTGGGAGCGCAACACCTTCGCGCGCCTGGTGGCCGCGATCGGCGAGGCCACGCCGCTGGGCGCGATCGACTCGTCAACAATCGCCCGCTGGCGCGACGCGCGGCTGGCCACCGTCTCAGGCAGCACCGTCCAGCGCGAGGCCAACCTGCTGCGCAACCTGTTCACCGTGGCGCGGGATGAGTGGCGCTGGATCGAGCACAACCCATTTCAAGGCGTCAAGCTGCCCAAAGAGAACGCGCCGCGCACCGCCGTGTGGACGTGGCAGCTCATCAAGCGCGTGCTGCGCGCGCCGCGCACCGGCAAGACGGCCGAGGTGCAGCGCGCCTTCCGCATCAGCCTGCACACCGCCATGCGCCTGAGCGAAGTGCTCACGGCGCGATACGACGCCCGGCGTCGCGTGGCCGTGCTGGACAGCACCAAGGCCGGCCAGGCGCAAGAGGTGCCGATCGTGCGGCGGGCGGTCAAGCTGTTCCCGGCCACCTTCACCGTCAACCCCAACGAGGCCAGCACGCTGTTCAGCAAGCTGTGCGCCCAGCTGCTCATCGAGGGCCTGACCTTCCACGACGCCCGCGCGTCCGCCGCCACCTGGCTGGCCCGCCGCACCGACGTGATGACGCTGGCCAAGATCACCAGGCACAAAGACATCCGCATCCTGCAAAACACGTACTACCGCGAGACGGCCGAGCAGATCTCGGCGCGGCTGTGAGAAAGGAGCACCACCATGCGAATTGACGACGACGACGACGCGCTCATTTTGTCTACCGGCAAGCACATCCACTGCTATCGACACACCGTCGGCCTTCGCCTGGACGCGACGGGGATGGACGACCGACTGTTTTATGGATTCGACGGCGTAATTCCGGTCTGGCAAGACATAGACCCGCTGGAGCTGAATGACGCCGATAGCCTCACGCCGGCCGAGTGCGTCGAGCTGGCCGACTTCATGCTCCAGCAGTGGGCGGGGTTTCGCCACGCGGCGCTGGCCAAGCTGCCAGCCCAACCATTCGTGCCAGATCCTGCGTTTGAAGCCTGGGCCGTCAAAGAGGGCTGCTCGCTCACGATGAAGAACGGCCACTATATGGCCGAGGAAACCTACGATGCATGGGAAGGCTGGCAGGCATGCAAGGCCACGGCGGTGGCCGCAGAACGTGAGCGTTGCGCCCTGCTGTGCGAGAACTTGCTACACAGTCCAGACTTCCCGCACGGCTGGGCGCCCGTCTCAGAGGCGTGTGCCGCAGCAATTCGCGGCGACTCATAAACGCAAAAAATCCCCCGAGGCCCTCTCGGACCTCGGGGGATTTCTCTAGCCGGCGACCTTCCCGCCGCCGACATGTCGCCGCTGCCTGTCAACTTGGAGGAAACCAGGCGGCGGTGGCTCCAGACACTCTTTACGGCGGCCGCGGCGCTGCAGCCGGCGCGGCGCACACGGTGCGCACGTAGTCCTGCAGCATCACGACCTTGTCTTCCAGTCGGTCAGCTTCTTTTGCCAGTCCAACAACAGTCGTTGCACAAGCTCCAAGTAGCTGGCGCTCCGGTCCTCCGGCTCCATCAACTCGGGCGGTGGCGGTGGCACCCGGGCTGCTGGGGGCGGCGTCGTTGAGGGCAGCGAGGAACAGCCGCTCAGCGTCGTCAGCAGCAGCCACAGCAGCAGCATGGGCGCGTTGCGTTTGAAGTAGGTCATGTTTCACCTTGTCGTTGGCTGCGTTGAGATCGGCTTCACGCTGGCGGGCGCGCTCGCTGGCGCGCAAGTCTTCGGCGGCATGCTCACCCTGCGCGCGGGCGTAGCCGGTGGCGTCGCCCTTGTGGTACGCCTTCCAGCCGCCGCCCAGTGCGGCCAGCACGGTGCACAGCAGGATCACCAGGCGCGCGGCGATGCTCATTGCTTGGCCCTCCACACGTCGCCGATCGCGCTGGCAATGCCCACGCTGACGGTGCAGGCCATGGTGAGCGCAAAAAACGCCACCATGAACGGCCACGCGCACATGAGCGCGCCGATCTGCAGCACGCGGCTGCGCAGTGGCAGGCGAGCCATTGCGGTGGGTGCGCCGAGATGCTTGACCAACATCTTCAGGCGGCAGGAACCGCAGCGACCGCAATCCAGCAACGCTGGCGGTCATCGCCGAGCTCGGCCCACGTCGGCAGCGGCTTGCCGTCAAACGTCACGCCGCCGGCAGACGCACTGTATGCAGCCCACAAGGCCTGCGCCCGCTCGGTCAAGTCGACCGGCTTCTTGGTGAGCGTGGCCACCAGTTGGGGAGGCGTGATGAAGTTGCCGTCTTCGGCAATCGACAGCGACTGCTCGCCATGAATGCCGAGCGACCAGTGGCCACCGGGCTGCAGGATGTAGTCGGCGTGCGGGCCCTTGATCTTGACGGCTTTGTTGCCAGAGATGGCGATGATGACGGTGGTGGTCATTGATAGTCTTTCGGTTGAGGTACGCGGTCACACGGTGCCGCCGTGACCTTGTGGCGGTCGGGACACTCGACGTGCGAGCACTCCCAGAACTTGTTTTCACCTGCAGGGAGCGCTTCGGTTCCCTTGTAGCCACACACGCGGCAGGGCTGCGGCGCGGGTGGCTTGGTCATGACAGACTGCGCAAGCACATCTCGCGCTCTTCCTGCCGCCGCTTGACCAGGCCCGGCAGCGTGATGCCGCGTGCCTTCGTCCACTTAAGCAGCTCATCACATGCGCCCACCACGTCGCCGGCGTTTTCCTTGCGCGCCAGTGTGGAGTTGCAGAACGCGTCGACGCCAACGTTGTATTCGAACGAGACGTAGGCGGCCTTTCGCAGCGGCGGCAGTGGGTGTTTGATGCAGCGGTCCACGCCCGGGCCAAACACCGTCAGCAGCCGCGTATCGAGCATGTCTTTGCACTGCTCCACGGTGTAGGTCTGCCCCATGCGGACACCTAGCGTTTCACCGAAGCACGCGGTCGGGATGCCCACCGGGTCACGATAAGCCACGGTGCGCAGGCCCTCGAAGCCGCCAATACATGCCGTGGCGATGGCGACCCATGCGGCTTTTTTGCGGTGCTGTTCAGGAATCATCTTTTTGCGCCAGAACGCGGGTCAACGGCGTCAGCAAAGCAACAAGCGCCGAAGCCGAAGCGAATAGACCACGCGGGATTGAATCGCTGAAGATCGGCAGTGCGACTTCAGCCGCACCTAGCAGGCCAGCCAACAGCGAGAATTTGACCGACCATGCGCGGTTCAAAACCTTGCGCCATTCGGGGATTAGGCGGGGCTTCATTGCTTCCATCCGTGCGACTTGAGATAGTCGAGCATGACGTATCCAAGAAACACGATTGCAGACCAAACCAGACCCGCTAGGCTCTTTTCAATGATGGCTTTGCGAACCTCCACGGACTGCGCCTCACGTTGAATCGCCATGCGTACCCACCGCAATTCATCCTGCGAAAGAACTGGAATGTTGGCCGACGATGCAATTGCAGCGGCTACATCGGAGATAAATGCTGCGCGTTCCTCTGGTGTCATTTCCAGCCCCATGAAATAGATAGCGCCGCCGTTGCCGGTGTCACTCGGTGAATCGCAGGAATCAGCATCAGGTGCAATTCCGTGTTGTCTGTGATCCTGTAAGAAACAGCACCCGCCGCGTAAGGCGTGATCGTTGTCTTGACGTAGCTAGACGGGTTCCATGTCCACGTCCGCCAATCCTCCTGCGAGAAAACCGAGCGCGTCCTGACGCCTGCAATTGCACCGATGCGCAATGCTCCGAGTTTGATAGGCTGATAGCCGACGTAGCCATAGCCACCGGGCATCCCCAGGCTATTCATCAGCAGGCTCGCTCCGTAGAGCCGGTCGCCGTCACGACACAAAACACCAGCGCCCGGAGTGCTTGAGTGCATCTGCGGTGCCTGCCAGTGATGCGCTGCAATGTGGAGGTGCGCGGCGCAGTCCATATCAAGCCATCAGCTCCAGCACTTCAATGAAGCTGGAGACTACGCCGCCAAAAATACGCGTGCCGTTGTGTCCGTTGAAATTTGTGGTGCCTACTGTTTGCTGTCCGGCGCGGATTTTGAAAGTTGTTGCGCTTGTCGTCCCCGCTTTCATTGCATAAGTGGTAGCCAACAACACGGGACCAGAGGAAACGCCTTTGGCCTCTGCGGTACAGGCCAATGCACCTGCAGTGCTGTCTTGAAACAGCGCCTGAATCATCGTATCGGTGCTGCTGATTGTGTTTGAATAACTGCCCTGCGCACTCACAGCCAGCACATTTGCCGCGCTGCGCGGCGTAATAGCCTGGCTCATGTACTGATCACCCTCTGTGTTTTGGGGGATCGTGTCGTCAAACGGGATCAGCGTGGTTCCGGTGGCCACCGCGCCGGTGGCGTTGCGCTGCACCTGCACCACTGCGCCGGGCAGTGGCACGCCGGGGCGATATTGCTGCACTTTGTCTGGCGTGGTCCACGTGCCGGCGGTGAGTGAAGTCCACTCCGCGTAGCCCAAAATGCACATGGCCTTGGAGGTGACTGCAGTCCCTGTATAGATCGTTTGCGCTGAGTCGGCCGCGCCAGCGCCGCCCTCAGCGGTGCTGCTGTACAGCGCGTCATTGACCAGCGCCATGACGTTGCTGCCGTTCAGGCAGTTGACGGCTCCGATGCGACCCGTGCCCGCATCATTGAACAACACAAACCAGACGCGCGCCGGGCCGGTGGTGACGCCAAGGGTCGACCCGTTGCTGAGCGTCTGACTGGCAGCCGCCGTGATTTGCAGCAGCGTGGTGTCGCCGGTGGCAAGCGTGGAGTTACGAAACGGCAGGGTAATGGGCTCCACTGCCGACGCATCCGAGCCGCTTGCATTTTTGAGCGCAATGGTAAGAACGCCGCCCGATCCCGTGACCACCAGCTTGGGCATGTCCACGCTGATGAATGCGCGCTGCAGCGCCACCGTGGGTGCAATCGGCCCGATGACCAGCCAGCTGCTGTTGGTGCTGTCGCGGATCTTCCACAGCGCGTTGGCGGTATCCGCCCACAGCATGTAGGCGTAGGTGGTGGCGGGCGCGGTGGCGCCGCTGTTCAGGCCCACAGACGCAGCCAGCGCCAGGTTGAGGTCTGCGCGGAATGCCGTGTGGCTTTGGTCTGCGATGACGTAGTCGTGTTGGCTCATGGTTTATGGTCCTTTGGCAAGCCAGTGGAATGTGCGGTCCACCGAGGTGCCCGCTGCGTTTTTGAAGGTGATGTCGAAGCCGGTGGCGCTTTCGCTGGCAAGCGTGTAGTAGTCGCCCGTGCCCATGCCCACCGGCGTGATCTGCAGGCCCGGCGTGCTGTAAAAGCGGCTCGGATAAGTGACGCTCAGCGTGCCGGCGCCGCTGGCCACGTTGCGCGCGTCTTGCAGGCGGTCTGCCAGGCCCACGGTGACGGTGGCGTCTGTGATCACCACGTTGTGCTTGCTGTTGCTGCTGGTGAGCTGCGCGCGGAACTGGAATGCGCGGGCCGAGTAGTCCGCCACGCCCAGGCGCGTCCACGCGCTCCAGGTGGGCGAGCCGGTGGGGTCGCCAGTGGTGGTGCGCACCTCCAGCCAGGCGGCCACGTCGTCGATGACGGTGCCGTCAAACATCTCGTCGCTGTCGAACATCTCGCTGCTGTCGAACAGGTTGGTGGTGTCGATCACCTGCACGGTGACGCTGCCGCTCACGCGCGCGGTGTAGGTGGTGCTCAAATCCACGCCGCTGGCAAATGTGTACGTGCCCGCGCTTTGGTAGCCGCTGCCGCCGTCGAACATGAGGCTGCTGTCAAACAGGTCTGCACTGTCGAACGTGCCCAGGCTGTCGATCTTGACGCCGGGGTAGTCCACATCCAGGCTGACGTTGGTTTTGCTGCCGGTGAAGGCGGGCGCCTCGGCCACGGTGGCCACGGTGGTGGTGGCCAGCAGGCCCGGCGCCAGGGTGACGGCCGTGGCCGCGTTGACGCTGTCGTTGCCGGTGCTGTCGCGCCACTTGGCCAGGTAGGTGCCGGCAAACAGCGGGAAGCTGTGCGTGGTGCTTGCGCCGCTCACGTCGCCGGGCAGGTCTGTGCTGGTGTTCCAGGTGGCGCCGCTGGTCACGGGCGCAAAGCGCACCACCAGCTGGCCGCCGTTGCGCACGTCTTCGTCTGTGGCCGCGTCCCAGCTCAAATAGGCTTGGCCGCTGACGGGGTTGACGGTGAGGTTGCTCACGTCTGCCGGGCGGGCCGTCTTGCCCACCACGCGCCAGGCCACCTGCGTGCACCAGTCGCCCACGGCGGTAGCGTTGCGCACCCGCGCACGGATGAGGTACACCGCGCTGTCTGCCACGTTGTCAATGGTCAGGCTGCTCACGCCGGCCAGCGCTTGCAGCATGCCGGGCTGGTCGTCGCCCACGCGCTCGTATTGCAGCTCGATCAGTCCGTTGTTGGTGACGCGCGTGTCGCCCAGGTCTGTGATGGCCACGTTCAGCCGTGTGGTCACCTGGCCGGTGGTGGGCTGCAGCAGCAGCGTCTCGCTCACAGCGATCTGCGGCACGGGCAGGTCCCACGGGCTGGGCAGGCTGGTGTTGGCCGCGTAGCCCGCGGGCTCAAAAGCGGCGTCTACCGCCCAGATGGTGCTGGCCGTCTCTTTGAGCAGCAGCACGATCAGCCCGTCCACGGACCAGCCACGCTGCAGCACGCGGAACTCTTTGGCGCTCCAGCCGTAGCGGCTGATGGTGAGCGTGATGGTGTCGAGCACCTGCACGCGGTAGGCCGCCAGCTTGAAGGGGATGCTGTAGATGCCGGGGTCGCGCGCGTCGCGCATCATCACGCCGGCAACGTGTTGGGCCTGCGGCCAGTACGTCACTGCAGAGAGTTGCACCGGCTGGGCTAGCTCGCCGCCGTCGCGGGTGATGAGCGCGCTGCCCTTCACCGGCGCCATGGGGACGACCTTGTAGTCTTGCGCGCTGTCCGCCATGGTGACGTTGAGCACATTGAACTTCTCATTGCGCGGGCGGTGCGCGCTGCCACTGATGGCCACGCGGTTGATCCCGCCGCCAATGCTGCGCACCTGGCCGCCCACGTCCGCCTCTGTGAGGGCCAACACGGGCGCGGTGTACACGCCTGCACGCATGTAGAAGTCGCCGCCCGCGTAGCACCACTCGCCGGCCATGGCTTGCACCAGGTCGTCGAGCACGTCTTTGGCTGCGGCGCCGTAGTTGGCCGTGACGCCGGCGGTGTACAGCGCGCGGGTGGTGGGCACGCCGTCCACCGTGTACACGGTGGAGGTGTCGCAGGCGTTGGCCGCGGCAATGATGCGCAGATCTGCCGCCGAGCTCACCGCCTTGTTGCCGAAGAACGCATGCGTGTAAACGTGGCGGGCCAGCAGGGCGGGGTTTTCGCTCCAGGCGGTGAGGCCGGTGCGCGGGTCGTACACCTTGGCGCCACGCATCACTACCGTGAGGTTGGGCAGGCCGCTGGGGAAGGCCGTTTCGTCATAGTCGGCCTCGACAACGGCATAGGCACAGCCGCTGGCCGTGTGGGCGGTGGTCCACAGGTCTGGGAACAGCTCGATAAGCCGGGCGTCTGCCGTCTGGCCTGCCGCGCCGGTGTAAAAGCGGATGCGCAGCTTTGGGCTGGTGGTGTACCACTGGTACACGATGTCTGCGCCAATGAAGGCCGCGTCTGTGATGGTGACATCCCGCCCGGAGACGGTGCACGGCGTGATCTGCTGGGTGTAGTTGCCGCCGGCGTCTGGCCCGGTGGTGAGCACCACCGAGACGCTGCCGTCCACCGGGTTGTTGGGCAGCGTGGTGGTGAGCGCCGTCACCGGCACGGTGGTGCTGCTGCCCAGGCCAAAAGGGTTGCTCTGCTTTTTTGCCAGGCGGTACGGGTCGCTGGTGACGTAGCCGTCTGCGTCCAGCGTGACGGCCACGTCGTTGAGGTACACCGTCTCGATGGCGTCGATCTCGTGCGCGGCCATGGCCACGCCCATGCAGAACTTCTCTTTGTACGTGCCGGCGCTTCCCTTGAAAAAGACGGCCCCGGCTTTGCGCACGCGGCCCAGCACGAGCTGGCGCGCGGCCAACGGCGTGTCGATGGTGAGCAGCCGGTCTTGCAGGCTGGCGTTGTAGGCGTCTTTGGCGGCGCGCTCGGCGCGGCGCTTTTGGCCGTTGGCCAGCATGCTGGAGCCCGCGAGCATGCCCACGGTGGACGTGACGGCGCCGATCTCCACCGCGTTCATGATCAGCGCGGCGCCGATCTCCCCGCCCACCTGCGTGCCAAGCCAGCTGACGGCTGCTGCTGCGAGTTCAGGCATGGTGGCCCACCCTCCACGCTTGCAGGCCGTCAGCCAGCGAATACACGGCCAGGCCGTTGGATGTGGGCCCGAGCAGGTGGTCGCCATTGCACACGGCCAGCGCCTCGCCCTGGGCGGTATGCACCAGCACCACGTCGCCCACGGTGCCCAGCAGCGGCGCAATGGGCGGGCCCAGTGCGTCGGTGGCAATTTGCGCCAGCCCGCCGCGCTCGAGCAGCACGCGCGCTGCGCCGAACTCGGTGCTGTACGCGCCGCGCAGGTCGGCAGCCGGGTCCTGCCCGGTGATGGCCCACACGCAGTCTGCGGCCCACAGCGCGCAGTCGTTGCGGCCCCAGGCAAAGGGCGTGCGCGCGCGCGACTGTACAAGCGCGCCGAACTGGGTGCGCCAGTCTTGCAAACGTGCGGTCATTTGTAGAAGAACTCTTTGCTGGGCCAGATCACCGGCTTGGTGGCCTGGTCTGTGACGTACTCGAACGCCCGGTCGCCCGGGTGCAGGGTTTGCTGGTCGCCGTCGCTGTAGTAGCAGGGGTGGCCGCGCAGCAGGTCAACCCCGTCGTGCTCTGCGGTGGGGCGCAGCACGGCGCTCTGGCCGTCTTCGTCAAACGGCATGGTGTCCATGGTGCCCGTCCACTCGATGGGTGCGTCCACCAGGATGTAGTTGCTGTCCAGAATGGCGGTGCGGATGGTGACCACACTGCCCTGCAGCTCGTCTGCCGCGTCCAGCGCCAGCGCAATGCGGTCTGCCGGCACGCCCGACAGCTCGAACTGCAGGCCCTTGACTTCGCCGGGCGAGTCGGTGATCTGGCTGATGCTGCCGATGCCGTAGGCGCCCAGGTAGGTGACGCCGCCCCAATCAAAGTTCCAGTTGCTGGTGTTGAGCGCAATGTCGCCCGACGGGTGCTCGATGAGCACCAGCTGCACCAGCGCCACGGTGCCGTTGGCCAGCGCGGTGACGGCGTCGCTGGAAACATCCGTCCTCATGACACCCACGCCTCCAAAAAGTCGAGCGCCACGGCCTCGGCATAGCCGGGCACGTAGTTCACGCCGAGCTGCGTGATGCACCTGAAGGGCGCGGTGGGTGCGTCCCAGGTGATGGCAGCGCCCGCGCTGGC